AGATTGAACGAAGAACGCCTATGATAGAGCGGGCTTTAAAGGATTCCCTAGACACAAACAAAGGTACAGTAACCTTAGAAGACTACAAAAATGCAGTAGATCTTACAGGTAGTTACGATAGTGTAAAAGACGCAGCTAGAAATATCTCAGATACTCAGCAACTACTTAACAAAATGTCTATATCTATAGGTGATGATATGGCGTTTGATGATGCTGTAAACTCTGCTTTTGAAACACTTGCTTATGCGGGAATTGGTAGTAACCATGACCTGTTAGATGAACTGTTGAGCGCGGGATACCACAGAGATTTAGTAGACTATGCTGTAACTGAAAACGCTCTGCGTAAATCCTATGATAGGTTTATGGCAGACAAGCCAAGCATTAGACCTGCTACACGTAAACAGGATGTAGACTTACCTCCAGCAGAAAATGCTGCGCGTACACAGATTGCAGGTACACTACCCACTTATAAGAAAGCAGATAGTCTCTTAACAGATTTGTCTGGTGAGGGTAAGACTTTAGATTTTGGTGCAGGTTTAGGTCTTTCTAAAAAGGAACTTGGCTTCGATACTTATGAGCCTTTTCCTAAAGAGGGTTTTAAACCAGACTATAACAATCCTAGTGAAATACCCTCAAACTCCTACAAAAAGATAACTAACCTTAATGTTCTCAACGTAGTACCTAAAGACGTAAGAGATACCATAGTAAAAGACATAGGACGTATCTTAGAACCTAATGGTAGGGCTGTTATTACCACTAGAGGCAGAGATGTCATGGCTGCAAAAGGTAAACCTGGGCCAGAAGAAATGTCTATCATTACTACAAAAGACACTTACCAAAAAGGTTTTACACAAGCAGAACTAAAAACTTACATACAAGAAACGCTAGGTGAAAGTTTTGATGTAGTGAATAACAAGTTAGGTGCAGCAGGCGTTACTGTACACAAACTACCCACCACAGGCTATGCAGAAGGCGGAACAGTAATGGATGAACAAATGAAAATGGCCTTCGCAGAAGGTGGTGCTCTAGACTTAGACACAGTACCCGATAACACGCAAGGCATTGACCCTGTGTCCGGTAACGAAGTGCCACTAGGTTCTATGCCAGAGGAAGTAAGAGATGACATCCCCGCACAACTAAGTGAAGGTGAGTATGTTGTACCTGCTGACGTAGTACGTTACTATGGTGTTAAGTACTTTGAAGACCTACGCGCTAAAGCTAAGTTCGGCTATCAAGACATGGAAGAGAACGGACGCATTGGTGGTGAGCCTGTAGATGGCATGGAAGTCATTGAACCAGAAGATGACATGATGTTTGACATCTCTGAGCTAGAGGTAGAAGATGATGGACAACCTATGGAAATGGCTATAGGTGGCTACACTGGATCAGGTGGCTATGCTCTTTCCCCCGGTGACGAAGGTTATGATGAGATGGGTGCGCTGGGCTTAGGTGCTGAAGGTATTAGCACAGGCTATGAATCATCTGGTGATATGCCTACTGTAGAGGTTCGCTCCTACAAGAACGATGCAGGCCATACTATTTTCATCACGTTCATTGATGGTAAACCTCAAACAACTATTCCACCCGGCTACACGCTACAAGAGAAAACAAACTACCAAGACTCTGTAGGCACGACAACAGCACAGCCTGCACCTCAGATTGTATCCGGTGGAAATGGCGGCGGTGGCTATAGCGCACCTATGCCAAAAGCTGTTAACTATGCAGAGCTTACCACAGAAGAGATTGCAGATATGCTGGAAGAGCAGCAGTCCTCTAAGATGACTGGAGTAGCTCTTGCTGTTGGTGCTATAAACCCCATCATGGGTCTCTTCATCAAGGGTGCTATGATGGATAGCGCAAGACGTTTAGAGAATGAGATTGAGCGTAGGGTTAAGGATGAAGCTACTTCCACTTCAGACAAAGCTGTTCTTGAAGGTTTGCTAAAAGCATCTAAAGAAGAAAAACCTGGTTTGATCCAACGTGTGTTCGGTGCACTAAAGGATGAGTTCTTCCCAGAGAATGAGGAAGAAGCCGCAGCACTTGAGAAAGCTAAGGCAGAAGATTTAAACAGCAATCCATCACAAGAGGAAGTAAAACCAGGAGAGGTAGTTACTGTAGGAGCAATAGAACCTGTTACCGCTGGTTACACACCTACACCTGAGCCTGTAGAAACAGATTCCCCATATACAGGTATAACCCCTGAGGTTGTAACACAGATGGAAAATGCTGTTTCTGCAGCTAAGCAAGCCCGTGAAGCAGAGTTAAAGAAACAACAAGATGATCTAGACAAAAGAATCGCTTCCATGAGTAGCACAGCCAGAGAACGCCGTGAAAGAGAAGCAGCTGCAGCTAGACAGGCAGAGTTGGCACGTCAGCGTTCTGCTAATATCCAACAAGGATCTAATGACTCTGGTAGAAGTATCGCAGAGATAGGACGTTCTATAGCACCTTCTAGCTACGAATCTGAGTCTGATAAAGCAGCTAAAGCAGCAGGCGCAACAGTCGGTGCAGGTGGACAGTACGGTATGAAGGATGGCGGTCTAGCCTCTAAGAAGAAACGCAAGAAGAAGAAATAACTACAAACTATCCAATAACTATAAGGCTACCCAGCTAAGGCTGGCCCCATCATAAGGAGTATAACATGATATCACAGCCTCAGGAAATTGAAACGAAGTTGATCCAAACTACATCAGCTTCACACCAACGAAACGCAGCACGTGTTAAGCGTGATGAAGAAGAACTAGAGGCACTGCTGAAACAAGCACGTGGCGATACAGATGAAACGGAAGAGGCTGTTGAAGCGGAACCCGATAGCTCAGAGCCTAGCGAACCCCAAGTTCAGGCAGAGAGTCGTACCGAACAAGAAGAAGAACCACAAGCTGAAGCACAAGAAGACGATGCTGAACTGAGTGGTGAAGAGAAGAACTTCAAGAAACGGTACGGTGATCTGCGCCGACATATGCAGGAGAAAGAGAAAGACTTCACTGCTAAGCTAGATAAGCTAGAGAAGCAACTGGAAGCTGCTGCAAAGAATGAGCTTGTACTCCCTAAGTCGGAAGAAGAGATTGACGCTTGGGCTAAGAAATACCCGGACATTGCAGGCATTGTAGAAGCTATTGCTGCTAAAGAAGCCGACAAGAAGTCATCTACTTTGGATGCACGTCTAGCAGAGATTGAAGCACTACGCTCCACAGCAAAACGTGAAAAGGCAGAGGCTGAGCTAACGCAGATACATCCTGACTTTGTATCTATCCGTGAAGACGATGCTTTCCATACATGGGCAGATAATCAACCTAAGTGGGTACAGGACGCTCTCTACGAAAACACAGATGATGCTAAGTCTGTAGCTCGTGTGATTGACCTTTACAAAGCTGATAAGGGTATTGTTACAAAGAGATCAAGCACTTCTGATAAAGCGGCAGCAAGTTCAGTTAAGAGCAAACGCTCTGCTGCACCTGAGCCAGAAGACAGTTCATCTTACTTACGTGAGTCACAGGTTGCTAAGATGACTATCAAGGAATACGAGAAACGAGCAGACGAAATTATGGAAGCTCAACGTAACGGCAAATTTATTTACGATTTGTCAAAGAAATAGTTGACATCTTAGCAAAGATGCATACAACTATAGGTATGTACAGTGTCAGGCATAAACTGCCTGTACATGCTTTTCACTAAGCTAAAGCCACATCAAAGAACTACCTCAGACTATAGGCCCAGCGCTCAACGGACGGCCATCCTTAGAGCATAGCTGACCACCCTACTATGAAGAGCCTCTTTAGTTGGTATGTAGCGTAAAACCTCACGCCATATCTATAAGGAGAATTATTATGGCTATTACTTCCGCAAGCGGTGGGTTTAACGGGAACTTCTCCCCGATTATCTACTCGAAACAAGCACAGATTGCCCTTCGTAAGGCAGCTGTAACTAACGCAATCACAAACAACTCTTACTTCGGTGAGATCGCCAACCAAGGCGATGTGGTTCGCATTCAGAAAGAACCAGATGTAACTGTCAACGCTCTGCAGCGTCACACAGCTATCTCTGTTGAGAAGTTGAACGATGAAGACTTCTCTCTGACAATCGACAAAGCCAACTACTTCGCATTCAAAATGGATGACATCGAAGATCAGTTCTCCAATGTTGACTACGTTAGCCTCGCCGCTGACCGCGCAGCATATAAGATGGCTGACTCCATGGACGCAGACGTTTTGTCTTACATGTCCGGTCACACCACTGCTGGTGTTCTGATCACAACTACCTCTGGTGATGCACAGCATGACACAGCTGGTAACTTGACTGGTGAATTGCTCACAGCAAACCACCTGACTATCGGTGACATGAACAACATCACAACTGCCGACTCCGGTGGTACAGGTGACTCCATCCCACTGGCTCCACGTTTGCCTGGTGCGACTTCGTTCTCCGCAACTACTGCTTCACCTTTGCAGCTTATCTCACGTATGGCACGTCAGATGGATGTAGCAAATGTTGACTCACGTGGTCGCTGGATCTGTGTAGACCCAGTGTTTGCAGAGCTTCTGAAAGACGAAGACTCCCGCCTGTTGAACGCAGACTTCGGTGGTTCCGGCTTGATGAACGGTTTGGTAATGAACAACATCCACGGCTTCCGTGTATACATTTCCAACAACCTTCCCGCTGCTGGTACTGGCGCAGGTACTTCTGGTACAACTGGTCAGGATGACAACTACGGTGTTATCGTAGCTGGTCAAGACGATGCAGTAGCATCTGCTGAGCAGATCAACAAGGTAGAGAACTACCGTGACCCAGATTCATTCGCTGACATTGTTCGCGGTATGCATCTGTACGGTCGCAAGATCCTCCGCCCAGAAGCACTTGTAACTGCACGTTACAACGCTGCTTAATCGGCTTAACATTGGGGCTGGCTATACGCTGGCCCCTTTGTGCTTTCTTAACACATAAAGGGACATCTCAAGATGGCTATTACAACTGCAATGTGCAACAGCTTCAAGCAAGAGCTTCTTGGGGGTGTTCACGACATGGATACAGACACACTGAATGTTGCTCTGATCAAAGCTTCTCCAGCTGGCACTTATGGTGTTGGCACAACTAACTACTCTGACGTAACAGGCAACTCAGATGAAGCAGTAGGTACTAACTACTCTGCTGGTGGTCAGGCGCTTGATAGTGCTACCATTACCTTGTCTGGTAATACTGTTTTTGTAGACTTCGCTGATGAAGTTTTCACTAACTTGAGTATTGCTGCAGACGGTGCAATCATCTACAATGTCTCACAAGGCAACAAAGCTGTTGCAGTGTTTGACTTCGGCGGTACTGTTACTTCAACTAGCGGTGACTTCACTATTGTGTTCCCAACTGCAGACGCAAGTAACGCTGTAATCCGCATCAGTTAATCCATAAGATAGGTATTGCACAATGGCATTCATCATTAAAGATCGTGTAAAAGAAGGGACTACTACCGCTGGTACTGGTGCATTTGCTCTAGGTGGAGCAGGGGCTACCTTTGAACCCTTCAACTCTTATATGTCGAATGGTGACACGACTTACTATGCTGTTGTGCATACCACTTCTGGTGTTGATGAGTGGGAAGTAGGACTAGGTACGTGGAACACAGGTAACACTCTTACCCGTACAACAGTACTGTCTGGCTCTAACGGTACTTCTGCTGTAGACTTTGCATCGGGTACTAAAGACATCTTCATGACTTACCCAGCTGCTGCGGCTGCTACACTAGACGTTGATAGCAATGACCTTGCTTCTACAGTCACATTTGGTAATCACACTACTGCGGATCTACCTGAAGGTGCTTCGCTCTACTACACAGACGCTCGTGTTGACGCGCACCTCTCTGGTGGTACTGGTGTTACATACAACGCTGGTGCTATCTCTATCGGTCAGGCTGTAGGTACTGGTGATGCTGTCACTTTCAACGGTGTTACATCTGACCTCACAGGTAATGCAGATACTGCAACAGCATTACAAACAGCTAGAACCATTGCAGGTAAAAGCTTCGATGGTACAGCTAACATCACTATTGCTGCAGCGGATCTCTCTGATGTAGATCAAGCCGTAGCTACTACGTCAAACGTGACATTCAACAACATTACTGCTACAGGTACAGTAACTCTGAGTGCTGATCCTAGTGCCGCTTTAGGTGCTGCAACAAAACAGTACGTTGACACGATTGCTTCTGCAGGTATCCATTATCACGATCCTGTACGAGCAGAGCATCCTAGTAACTTAAATGCTACATATAACAACGGCTCCTCTGGTGTAGGTGCTACACTTACTAATGCTGGTACAAATGCTGCTCTAGTACTAGATGGCGTTAGTATGGTACTGAGTGACCGTACACTCGTAGCTAACCAGACAGATCAAACACAAAACGGTATATACACAGTAACCACAGTAGGTGATGGTTCTACTGCGTGGGTTTTAACCCGTTCTACAGACGCGGATAGCTCTGGTCCTTCTGATCCAGACGCTCTGGGTAAAGGTGATGCTTTCTTTATCAAGGAAGGTACTAACAACGCAGGTCACTTGGATGTACTTACTACTGCAGGTACGATTACATTTGGTACAACTAACATTCATTTTGCTGAGGTAGCAGAGACTTCCATCTATTCCGCTGGGGATAGCTTAACACTCACAGGCACAAACTTTGATACTATCCAAGACATTCGTACTACTGCAACACCTACGTTTGCTGGTGTAACTGCACCTCTTACAGGTAACGCAAGTACAGCTACCACACTGCAGACAGCGCGTACCATTGGTGGCGTGTCATTTGATGGCTCTGCTAACATCAACTTAGCTGGTGTTAACACTGCGGGTAACCAAGATACATCTGGTAATGCCGCTACAGCTACTGCGCTAGAGACAGCACGTACCATTGGCGGTGTATCTTTTGATGGTACATCTAACATTACACTTCCAGGTGTCAACTCCGCTGGTAATCAGAACACATCAGGCAACGCTGCTACAGCTACTGCCTTAGCCACAGCACGTAACATTGCTCTTGCGGGTGACGTAGTAGGTAACGCTAACTTTGATGGTACGGGTAATATCAGCATCACAGCTGCTGTACAGGATGACTCACATGCTCACGTCATCTCTAACGTAGACGGACTGCAGACAGCACTAGACGCTAAGGCAGATGACAGCACCACATTCACAGCAGGTAACGGTCTTACTGGTGGTGGTACACTGGGTGCTAACCGCACGTTCAGTATTGGCGCGGGTGGGGGTATCACAGTCACAGCTGATGCTGTAGCACACTCCGATACGTCTTCACAAGGTAGCCTTACAGCACTTACAGGTGCTAACGTGGTCAGCGACATTGATCTTGATACATATGGTCACGTCACTAACTTAGCTACTCGTACCATGACACTAGCTAACTTAGGCTATACAGGTGCAACAAACGCTAACAACTACGTACACCCAACACATCCCGGAGATGATGCAGCTATTGATACAGGTGCACTTTCTGGCGCTACAGTTATTTCTGATCTTGACATCAACGTCACTACAGATACATTAGGACATGTTACAGATGCTAACGCTACAGTATCAACACGCAACCTGACTCTGGCTAACCTTGGATACACAGGGGCTACAAATGCTAACTACATTACTAACAATAACCAGCTGACTAACGGTGCTGGATATACTACTAATGTGGGCGACATCACAGGCGTCACTGCTGGGACAAACCTTAGCGGCGGTGGCACAAGCGGCACAGTCACCTTGAACGTGTCTAGCGAGCCGAGCTTCACAGATGTTTATGTTGCGGATCAGATACTTCACACGGGTGACACAAACACTTACATGCAGTTCCACAGCGCAGACCAGTGGCGTGTGGTCGTGGGCAACTCTGAGCGGCTAGAGGTTAAAAACTCTTCGCCACACGTTCTTGTGTCAGGAGATTTAAACAGCACATCTGATGAGCGCTTGAAGGATAACATCAAGCCGATTGAGAACGCACTCTCTGACGTGTGCAGACTTGAGGGCGTATCGTTTAACTGGAAAGACACAGGCACCAAGGCGACAGGGTTTATCGCTCAGCAGGTTGAGCCAATCTTGCCAGACTTGGTGAACACAAATGAGGATGACGGCATCAAGTCTGTCAACTACATAGGATTGATAGGCCACTTGGTTGAGGCTATCAAAGAGCAGCAAGTTCAGATTGATGAGCTTAAAGCACAACTCAATAGCTAGTAGTAAAGGAATACGAAGATGGCTATACAAGTAAACGGCACAGAGGTTATCAGTAACTCTCGTGCGCTAAAC